GCGGGGATCCGTGTCTCTCCGTATTCCTTCTCTTCACGGTATTCATCTTCGAGGGTGAAGCAGAGAAACTCTCTACCTTCCTCTTCTTCTAAAAACAGTGATCCAATAGTAAAGTCATCGGCACTGTATAGTCTTTTTACAAGTAGTTTCATAGCGCTGTAAAGTTACAAAATGTATTAGATTTGTTTCTATAGAGATTATATTATGAGTTTATTAGAAGCCTATAAAAAGTATTCCAGTTTCACCGACAAGGGGAATACTCATACCTACATCCAGGGGTATTACAGCGAAGAATTTAAGGACCCAAAAAGAGTGAAGAACTTTCTGGAGTTGGGTATTATGCACGGGGGTAGCGTCATGCTATGGCACGACTGGTTCCCCAACGCGCGGATCGAAGGTGTGGACATTGCAGATGATGCTATATACTTCTACGACAAGAACAGAGGGGACGAGGAGTACCCAAGATTTTTTCCATTAATCATGGATGCGTATCAGCAAAACACTGTTGATTTGTTTGAGGATGACTTCTTTGATTATATTGTAGACGATGGTCCGCATAGTGTCGATAGCCAATGTTATGCTATAGAGCATTATCTTTGTAAAGTAAAGCCTGGAGGTAAACTTATCATTGAAGATGTACAGAACGAAAAAGACATCGATCAGTTTATTAAAAGTGTAGATAAGGTGAAGGATCTTGTTGCGGGATACAGGCACATAGAGTTAGATATCAAACATAGATACGACGACCGCATCTTTGAGATTACAAGAGCATGAAGTACAGAAACAAAAAAAACCCTAAGAAAAGAAAAGCCGCAGACCCAAGGGCTGTGCGTAAATCAAATAAGGGTGGTCCTTTCTATGAGGGGAGGTATGACAACTTAGAGATAGCCAAGGAGATATTCGATCCGGAAACCTACGAGTTGATTGAGGGTAAACTGTACTATAAAGAATCTGGAGAAGAGGCAGAGCCTATTAGAGGACCATACTTAAACAGAAAACAAGGAAGAATCGCGCCGTATGAAAAAACTATGTTCGATTATTTCAAGAAAAAGAAAAAATAAAATGGAGAAGAGAGAGAAAGCACGTATGTGGTTTGCACATCGAGGCATCAATCCAGACAACACGTTTACTAACCCAGAGGACAGACAGTTCTACAAACTGGACTTCCCACCAGTTCCAGTGAAGTATGAGAATGCTCCGTCTTTACAGTGTCAGATTGATATCATCTCTTTCTTATTCTATTCACACGTCACTGTATTGTTCAACGACCCTACAGGTCAAGAGTGGGAATACGAGGGCGGCGCCGGTGGATTAGGCGTAGGAGACATCTCTGGAGAGGGAGTCCTTACCTATGGTGATTTAGACACGCTTACTGCGGCTACCACTTTTGAGGTGTCGTTTATAAGCGCAGATGGAGGAGGCACACAAGTATCGTGGGGCTCAAGTGGTAATGCATTTGCTGCAGGCGTAGGAGAAGGCTTTGGAGTCTTTGGCGGCAGCGGCGGATGGAAAAAAGTAGGATAATGAAACTAAAAAAATTAAAAAAGTCTATCAAGGTACCCGCACCTAAAGGATACCACTGGATGACAGAGGGTGGCCGTTACTTCTTAATGAAGGGTGACTACAAACCACATGATGGCGCTTTACCTGAAGCACCTTTCCGTTTGGTTACCCACGACAAGGGTGAGCCGAATATGGCTATGGAATCTGCTCGTAAGGCAAGACGTTAAACTCTTCGTCTCCCGACATCTTCTTATACATACGTGTCACAAATAGCCTTCCTTTTTGTGACAGGGCATACCGTACTCTGTAGTTCATCTTAGTCTCTTCTCTGAAGAAGTGATCTAATATATTTCCTGGTGTAAGTTTATCAAAGTGCTTGTATATGAAGCCTTTGTTTACCAGTTGGTATATAAACTTCTTACGCATCTGTTTCTCGCTCTTGTTCATTGCCTGAGCGACGTGCCGTATGGTCCAGAACTCCAGATCATAAATAAAGAACAACAGTTCTAACTCTGCCCTACCTATATCGTAGTTCTCTTTTGCATCCGCATATAGATATGTCAAGTTTCTTAGATGGTTACTCTTGATCAGAGTTTTGTCCATCTTTGAAAACTCTCTAAACAATTTTTTTCGGCTTGACTTCCTTTTAGCCATATCTTTATCTTTGTAAGACAAAAATAATATTATGGCATCACTTAGCGGAAATAAAATTAAAGACACCTACACCCAGTTGTTGAAACTTGAATCAGCAGAGGTTTCTGCAACTGAACAAGTGGTAGAAGACGGGGCCGGAAACAATAGCGCACTGAAACTATCTACCGACACTGTAGAGACAACAGGAGAATTAAAAATATCAGGCACACCATCTACCTCAACAACCGACGTGAAGGCGCTAATGTTAAGCACTTCAGGAGTTATAGTAACAAGAGATCTAAACGCCAACCCAATTGGTACAGCGTCTATTACTGCAAATGCTCCGCTGTCTGCAACAGGTAGCACTATAGAGATTGACGATCCTATAAACATATCACAAATCACATCCCCTGCAAATGACGATAAGTATTTGATCTGGGATGAAAGTGCAAGCGAGTACAAGTACATTGAACAAAGTGACCTCGTTCAGGCTGTAGAAGACAATCTTGACGCAAGATCAGATCAAGTAATTTATGCAAGGTTGCAACAAAACACGGCCGTTAATACTTCATCGCTTACTAAAACTCAGTTTGCTGAAATCGCAGGAGATAGCAGCGCAACTGCCGCTACAAGTCAAGCCACTTCTTCTGTTCTGTTCGGTGGTAATGCTAATAATACATTTTCATTCAGCAATACTGGAGACCCAAGAAGTGCTATAGCGCTCGGCACTGGACCTGGGTATTATAGGATTAGCGCAGTCATAGAACTTACAGCATTATCTGGATCAGACATTCCTGTAGACCTTCAGATATTTGAAAACACAAACTCGGTAAGCCTTGCTCGAGCACAAAGAGAGTTGGATGCAAGTGATACAAATTGTGTAGAGTTTTCTGCACTGTATTACTGGGATGCAGTAAGCGACGCCAAAATAGAACTTAGGGCATCAACGACCACTGCTAATGTTCTTATGGTTCAGACTAACTCTTACTTTAAAATTGAAAATATTGGAGCAAACATTACATTCTAATGACAAACGAAGACAGGGTAGAATTCTTTCATCTTCTTCGTGCCAAATTTGATGAGATCGAAGATTTGATGGAATCATTTGGTGGAAAAGAAAAATTTCTCTCTGTTTATTGTGTGGGGATATTTGTTCCTGAGACAGATGAGGCTTTTGAGAAGTATGAACTCATGACAGGCATGCACATGTCAATGGAGGACGAACTTGAATTAATGATAAAAACTATCAGTGATACTTACGAAAACCACAAGGATGATCCTTCGGATGGAGATTCTGGGTTTGTTGATTACTGGTTAAATTAATAGATATGAAATGTAATTGCAAAATCTGCGGATGCGGGGGTAGTTGCGACTGCGACTGTTGCGATTGCTAAATAAAAATTTAATGGAACTTATTAGAAAAATCATCATCGGGCAAAACCCGAAAGATGCCATGGCTTATTACGTAGGCCAAAGAGCAGGAGAATCTGTTATTGACTCAATCGTATTGGACGAAAGATGTTTTGTGAAACACGGAATTCGTCGTTATCTTGTATACATCTATAACAAACAAGACGGCACTATGCTGTGGAAGACTATAGATGATATGCCAGTTTTAATTGAACATGATTGTGATTTCGGATGATTATTATCGATGACTTCGTAGAAGATAAGACACTACTAAAACAGATCGAAGTAAATAAAGAGGAGTTCTTCTCCGACAATGGCAACTACTATTGGTGGAATGGATGGTGGGATTCACCTGCAGACACACTGAAAAAGAAACTAATCAAATACTTGTGGTCGGATAAATCCCCCTACAAACCTGTAACTATTTCTGGTTTTGAATACTGGACTGGACAGTTTGGACCAGACAAAGGTTCAGATTATCTAAACATGCACTTAGATAAAGATGAAGCGCTTTGGAAAGACACTGGTAAAATATCAAGCCCCATAATAGGCACTGTGTTCTACCCAGTTGAGATGGAGATAGAGGGAGGATACTTAGAGATATTTAATAACGGAGTGGACAAGCAGCCAGAAAGAATCGAGGCTAAATTCAATAGGTTAATCATATTTGATGCAGGAGGCACTCACCATAGAGTTAGCCAAGTAACGAAAGGACTTCGTTCTGCTATCGCTGTAAATCTATGGCATCCAAAACCAACAGGAAAACTTAAAGAAGAATGAGATCGCTAAGACACTTTTTAGTTAGAGTTCCTAATGTGACTAAGGACACTATTGTTGTTAACGGTGAGGAGATGTATCTCGACACTAAGTTTAGTGAGTTTGAGCACAGAACCATGGAAGCAGAAGTGGTAGCCACCCCCGCAAAATATGAAACAGAGGTTCAGGTGGGGGATACAATGTACTTTCATCATCACGTTGTTCTCGGCGGTAATCACCTACAAATATCTGATGAGACATCTCAGTTAGAGGAAACAAAGAAGCGCGGTCAGTTTATTGACCCAGACGATGACGTATATGTAGTATACTACGATGGTAATCGTGACCCCATATCAACACAAGCGTACGCATTCAAGAGCAAAAGAACAGGAGAGATTCGTTTAATTAGTGATTGGATTTTTCTTGTACCAGAAGAACAAGAAGAAGTCGAAGAGGAAGAGATTAGGGTAGGTAATCAAATTATTTACCTTCTGCCAAAGAAAGAAGAACCAGAGGAGAAATATGGATACATTAAATGGTCCTCTCCTAAATTAGAAGAACTTGGTCTTGAGCCAGGGGATAAAGTGCTAATAAGAAAGAACGCCGACTACGAAATGGAAGTAGACGGAGAAAGACTATACAGAACTTTTTTGAAATCAATTTATGGGAAAGTCGAATAAGTATAATAATATCGACACGGCTGTTAGACTGGTGGAATCTATGCAGATCGCAATTGAGAATATGATTGCGGAAATTCAAAAACCTGTTGACCAAGAACTAAGTGGCTCACAAAGGAAAGCAGAATTACAAGCCATTAAGCAAACAGCGGTTGATGCAAAAGAACTAATCATTGAAAGAGAAAGACTTGAACAACTTATCAAAACCCTTAAAAACAGTGGAGAACTTAAAGAAGACAAAGACTACTCAGGAGGATTCGCGGAGCAATACTCGAAGTAATCAAGTCTTCATTTACTGGGATTATTAATAGATGGCAGGACTGGTAGAAATAGAAGAGGAGATTATTGTAAATATATGTCCTGACAAAACCTCTGGTGAAGTAATCCTACACTTTGACTTACCGGTTCAAATCCCTAAGAAGCCTCGTAAGAAGGATATATTATTTAACGACAGACCAAAAGCGGATCAGCGTTGGGAAAGAGTTCCTTTACCAGAGGACTTGCGAAACGTAAAATCTATGGAAGAGTGGATGACTATGCCGGATGCATTCCGAAAAAAATTCACTCCTTACATTACAGAAGAATTTAAAAGAAGAAGAAATGGAGTATGGTTTTACAACAACGGGATACCTACCTATATCACAGGTAACCACTACTTTTTCCTACAGTGGTGTAAGATTGACATCGGATATCCATCGTACCTCGACTTTCAAAGGAAACTATTCATACACCTTGAAGCCTGTGTAGCAGATCCTCGCTGCATAGGTCAGATATATGTGAAGTGTCGCCGTTCTGGGTACACTAATATGTCTGCAGCAATCATGGTCAACGAAGGAACCCAGGTGAAAGAGAAACTCCTGGGCATCATGTCTAAGACAGGTAAGGACGCTCAGGAAAACATCTTCATGAAAAAGGTGGTTCCTATATATAAGTCACTGCCTTTCTTCTTTAAACCTATACAAGATGGTACTACGAACCCCAGAGTGGAACTCGCTTTTAGAGAGCCTTCAAAGCGTATCACTAAAAAGAACAAAACTTCTTCCAGAGGAGAAGCGCTTAACACAATTATTAACTGGAAAAACACCACAAATAACGCATACGATGGGGAGAAACTCCACGTCTTGTATTTGGATGAGGCAGGTAAATGGGAGAAGGGTAATGATATACGAGAAGCCTGGAGGATACAGCGTACTTGTTTGCTTGTAGGTAGAAAGATTGTAGGCAAGGCAATGGTCGGTAGCACTGTCAACCCGCTTGACCGCGGTGGTTCTCAATACAGAGAGATGTATTACTACAGTGACGTCAACGAGAGAAACGATAACGGCAGAACAAAGACTGGATTATATGGAGTATTTATTCCTGCATACGAGGCACTTGAGGGATTCTTTGATTGTTATGGCATGCCTGTTATTGACGACCCAGAAAAACCAATGATAGGATTAGAGGGTGAGTATATAAGCATAGGTGCAAAGACCTATCTGAAGAACGAGAGAAAGGGTCTTTCTGGAGATTCATATGAACTCAATGAGGTGATTCGTCAGTTCCCTTTTACTGAGGCTGAGGCATTTAGGGATAGTGCCAAGGCATCTTTGTTTAATGTACAGAAAATATACGAGCAAATAGAATATAACGAAGATCTGTATCCTTCACCAGTAATACGCGGAAACTTTGGTTGGAAAGATGGAGTGCAAGATAGTGAAGTAATTTTCAAGCCAGACGCTCTTGGCCGTTGGAGAGTGTCTTGGATGCCGCCCGCAGATCTAAGAAATAAACAGCGACCAGAGAACGACTGGCTCGGATGCGCAGGAGTCGATAGTTATGATCTTGATGCCACTGTTGATGGCCGAGGTTCTAAAGGAGCCTGTCATTTCTATAATAAATTTAACATGAAATATCCTTCAAATATGTTTGTAGCGGAGTATGCTTCACGCCCTCCTTTAGCCAAGATATTCTATGAAGATGTTTTGATGGCCGCCAAGTTTTACGGCTATCCTGTACTTATTGAGAATAACAAATATGGAATCGCAAGGCATTTTGAATCAAGGGGTTACGATCAATTTTTATTAGATAGACCTCAGCATCTGGGCTCAAGAACTGGAATAAAAACTAAAACAAAAGGCATACCATCAAACTCACAAGATGTTATACAAGCACATGCTCAAGCGATTGAAGCATATATACATTCATACGTAGGATTAAATGAAGAAACATTAGAGTACGGTAAAATGTATTTTGAAAGGACTCTTGAAGATTGGATTAATTTTAAAATTGACGATCGTACAAAATATGACCTTTCAATTTCAAGCGGACTTGCATTGCTCGCAGCGCAAGGACATAAGATCGAAAAGCCTAAAGTAGATTTTAACAAAAAGCAATTCTTTAGAAAAGGTCAGATAATTTTGCGTAAATAATAAGAGGTATATTTGCATAGCAGCAATTCTGAGTATGGATAATCAATATAAAACAGGACAATCGTCTTTTCCTGATCCGTTGGCATCAACGCCGGAAAAAATGAGTCTTTCGTATGGTCTTCAATATGCGAAGGCTATGTACGCTCAATGGGTTGGTAGTGACTATCAGAATTCTTTATACGGAAGAAGAAACAGCGAGATGGAACGCTGTAGAGACTACGCACAAGGAACACAAGACACCTCAATCTATAGACAAATATTAAATTCTTTAAACCCTAACAACGGGGATGGAACTCTTTTAACACTGGATTATACTCCAGTACCTATCGTTCCTAAGTTTGTTAAGATCGTAGTAAACAAAATTTTATCACGAGAACCATATCCACAATTAGAGGCTGTAGATCCCATTTCTAAATCAGAAAAGGATAAGAAGAAAAAATCAACAATATTGCGTATTGAAAATCGTGATATGATTGCAGAGGCAAAGTCACTGGGTCTAAATGTAAAAGTTGATCCAAAAAATTTGCCAGACACACCAGAGGAAACTGAGATATTCTTAGATACAAACATCAAGACAGACGCAGAGATATCTGCTCAGGTTGCTACCGAGATGACATTGAAGTGGAACAACTTCAACGAATCTATCTATCGTCGATGCGTCGAA